GTCTTGGCGATCCAAAGAGCCTTTAAATCGGTGTAGGTCTTGGGAATCAGATTGCCGTCAGAGTCATAACCCCAATACCACTTCTGATTCCAAGTAGGGCTGTCATCGACCCAAATAATGCCAAGCTCAGCACGCTGCTGCTGACTGCTCAGGCGCAGCCAGTTGCCAGGATACTGAATATCGTTGTGCTCAAACGGAACACCGAATTGCAGTGTCTTGTCGCCAAGTTGATAAGGCATGGGTTTGGGGCGATAAAACGATGTTACCGGCTAAGCGATCACCTCGCTCTTGCCGTGCGAAATGGATTCTCAGCCCAAGCCATATACACGTATGTCCCGCCAGAAGCGTTTGTGCCTGCGTCAGGATTTCTCAGCTTAAATCCATTGGAAAGTATGTCTAAGTTCGTGCTAGTGGACTCTGCATCACCATCTGCTGCGTCCAAGAAAGAATCAGCTTCATTATGAATATCACGCTCTGTATCTACTATGTACCAACCGACTGATGAGTCAGTTCTTTTTCGTATTACAAGTTTTGGCCTGAATCCTGTATAAACAAAAGGACCATCAGATGAGCCGTTGCCGGTATATGAACCAAACGCGCTAAATCCTTCGACAGGTGCCCAGCAGTAAGCGACGTAATTTTGACTAGAAGAGCTATGAGCATAGCCTCCTAGCACGCCGATTACACTTGAATTAGTGCCGTTCCAATAATTAGTAATGGACCCAACTGCGTTAGTGCTATGAAGCACTAAATAATTACTTGCTAGATTACTGAGACTTTGATGGTAGACCGGCCAACCATCTGCGGCAGTTCTACTTTTAACAATAATAAGGCCAGGGGCGGCATTCAAACCATGTCCGATTGTTGCTGTCGAACCTGTTCCCGTATAAGTAACAATCGAAAACCCAGCAGACTGATTGACCATGACATTAGAAGTGATGCTGCCGTCAGTGTTGCTAGATGCGGCTGACGTTCCAGCGTCCCAAGCCCAGCCAACTATTGTAGTGTTGTTGTTATTAACGACCCATCCACTTTGGTGTCCAATAGTAAAACCATTAGAGTCAAAAGACTGAATTGCGTTCTGTGAATCGGAATTATTATATTCACTGTTATTTGCATTAGAAGCCAAGATCTTGCCAGCACCTCTTACGCTGTCAGCCAATGCGTGCCAACCTCCTGCACTTCGACTTTTAATCCATAAAAAGTCTGGGCTGAAATTTAAACCAGTGATTGCTCTGCTGGTTGCATCGTTTCCAGTCCACAAAGAAATATCAAACGCCGTCGAGCCATCGGGAATTGAGGCGTAAGCAGACTCGTCAAAGTTTTGAGTGCATACGCTTTTAAATCCTGAAATGTTGTTGCTATAGGAATACGGCCTTTGCCCAAAATTTGAATGTATTTTCTCACTTGCCGAGATTCCAACAGCAAAAACGAATGTGCCACTTAAGCCCGTAAACGCTGCATTGGTCCCTGAATCAGGATCGCCAGATGCAAACCATGAATTATTCTTGCCCCACCAGATCTTGCCGTTGTCTAAATCAACAGCCATCATTATTTTGTCGTTTGCCGACATGCCAGAGCCATAACCGCTGTCAGAGCTATTAGTCCGCTTTGCCCCGCTAAAGCAATTTAAAGCGTAACTATTGGCAGTCATTCCAACAAAATTATTACTAAAACTTGCAGGGTTAAATTGATCGTGATCTTCTGGCACCTTTTGAATACCAATCATCAAGCCGCCATTTTGACTGCCGACTGTGTCAAACTCCATGTACCACTTGCCTGAAGACACTGCCATAGTTGATGCAATGTTTCTCCAGCCACTTGCTCCAGAGCCAGAATTAGTGACAGTTAAATTGCCTTCTGAAAAAGTCGGCGTTGAATTAGTTGAAAGAGGATTCCAAGTGCAATAATTGCCACCATTATTTCCAGAACTTGCATCGTAATTTGACGGCGTGTCGAGAAGGCTGTCATTGTCGGCAGGGCTGCCATCTATTAAGGCAACTCCATCGACAAGAACTCTTGAAAGATAAGTTCGACCGCTTGAGATTTTGCCGACTTTAATGTTGGTAAGTGTTCCCGATACACTTGAAAAAGTTTTTGTGGTTGTTCCAGACTGGCCTGCAACCGCAGTGTTTGGATCGCCTCCCGAATTTGTAGTAGTTCCGTTTACAGTAATACTGCAATTTGGCGTAATAAAACCTTGCTCACCTTGTATTTCTACTGAACTTGTAACTGCAACTCCTGGGCTAAAGTCTACATTAAGGACAACTTCAGTCCCTGATGTGCGCGTAGACGTTGACTGTGAGCCATCAAAAGCGTTGCTTGCCACATAGCTGGCGTTACTATCGAGCGTAGTGGTTATGCCTTCACTAAAAGCTTGGCCACCGATTGATAAGTTATTTACCGTCCAAGTATTACTGTTGCCGCTACTATCCGTTCCAAGCGCAGCGTTACTGCTGTTGTCGGCAAATTTCAGATAGAACCCATTGGTGCCATACGTTCCAGAGAAAGCTTTCGGTTGCCAAACTCCGTTGCTATCTTCCTCTCCAAAATCAGTCGCAGCAAGTGCCTGGCCATCAATAAGTTGCATTTCGGCTAAATAACAATCTGCGTCCCATGCGCCTGTGCCTATCTTGTGAATAACAGTATTATTTACCTGATAATCTGTATTTTGGTTGGGGTACTGTTCGTTAGAAAAACTTGTAATTTGACTGCCGTTAATATAAATCTTTACCCTGTTTGCAGCCGTTGACTGTGTGGTGTCGAAAGCCACGACTAAGTGAAACCAGCTTGCGGGGTCTCTGAACACTTGGTCGCTTAAAAGATATGCACCGCCTGTGCCAGCTGTCCAGTTAACTTGAAGAGTGTCGTCATTATTAATTTGAATAATAAACCAATTTCCTGAACCGTGGTCTGCACTGAAAATGGTTTCGTGGTCGCCAAGTTTTGTCCGCTTTATCCACGTCGAAAAAGTCCAGGTTTTGCGATTGCCTGCAGACGATGGAGTTCTATTCAGAGATGGACTGTCAGCACTGTTAAACCGCAAGCTGCGGTCAATTTGGTGCGGACCAGCAGGAGCAGCAGCTGCCGCTGTAGCAAGAAACAGCGGGCTAGCACTTCCAGGAACACTCATGTCCGCTTCGTATCCAGCAATGCCGTCATAGTAATCCGGCTAGAGCTTTCTACATAGTACGCAAGAACTGAAACTGCATTAGCCGTAGCAGTGACCGTCGGCACCGTACCGCCAGCAAATTTGTACGCCGTGTTGTATCCCAACGTGTAATTGCCTGTGCCATCTTGCGTCACCACGATCACACCAGACTGACCAGCAGTTGCGTTTGTTGGAGCGCTAAGCGTTGAGTTCTCTGCGAGTGTCAACGTGAAGTTGTTACCAAGGCTCAGATCAACTGCCACCGTTCCATCAGCCAGCGCAACAGGCGTTCCACGTTGTGCCTTTGTGTAGCTCTGAGCAACAGCAAGACCAGCAAGGGTCGTTGTTGCATCAGGCAGCGTAACCGTTACATCAGCAGTCGGGTTGCAGGTCAGCGTCAGCTCATTGGCGTCAGCAGACGTGCCCTCCATCACGATGTTGGCGTTAAACGTGGCAACACCATCAACCTGCAACGTCGAATCAAGCGTCACCGCTCCAGTGACATCCAACGTGCCAGGAATGTCCACGTTGCTAGTGAACTCGACGCCTGACCCGGCAGCGTCTGTTTGCAGTAGCTGACGAGCAGCACTACCGTTTGCAAGCTTGCTAACTGCAATTTCAGCAGTTGCACTGATGTCTGCGTCCGCGATCGTTGCGTTCGCAATCATCGTGCTCGTAACCGTTCCAGTATCGCCAGTGGTTACGACGTTGCCCGTGACATCAGGGAACGTAATCGTGCGATCAGCGGTCGGGTTTGCAACTGTGATCGTGGTCTCGTTTGCATCATCTGCAGAGCCTTCAAACGCCAGCACAGCGTTTTGACCCAACAGCACCGTGCCAGTAAACGTCGGACTAGCAGAACCAATCTTTTCAGTGTCCAGCTCTTGCAGAGCTGACTGAACATTGCTTGCTGCAATGTTGCCAACAGGAACAACTGAAATGTTGGCTGCAGTTTGACCAGCAATAGCGTTGGAAACGTCAATCAACTCAAACGTTGATCCCGTACCAAGCGAAATCAACATGTCAGGTGGTGCAAGCGCAACCGCAGGGGCATTGCCTGAACCCGTGCCTGACGTGTCAACAACAACGTAGTAGTTGAGGTTGGTGCCAGCAGGTGCCGGCAGTGCCGCTCCAGACGTAAAGCCAGCAGCAGAGCCAGCAGTCGTGACACTGGTCAGCAGGTTTGTGTTGGCGTTATACGTTCCAGCGTTGATTAGGTTGCCGCTGATAACAGTGATTGGCAGGAATGATGTTCCCGTATAAATGTAGAGATCTTCGTTCTTCTCATCGAAGAAAAACTGTCCCTCAAAGTCACCATCAGGGAAGGTGACAATGTTATCGGTAGCGCCAGCACCACCAAATTTCGTGACGCTTTGATTAGCCAGTTTTGTTGCTGTGATGGCGTCTGAAGCAATGCGATCTGACGGGATCGTGCCGCTTGTAATTTTTGAAGCCGCTAAATCAGGAATGTCAGAAGCAGCAAGTGTCGCGCCTGTTGTGACATGACCCTGAGCATCAATCGTCACCTTGGTAAAGGTGCCAGTCGTAGCCGTGTTGCTGTGGTTTAAGTTGCCACTGCCGTCTACAGACAGACCCGTTCCAGGGATGACGGCACCCTTTGCAGAACTGGTTGCAGCAGGAAGATCACTAGCTGTAATGGCACGGCCACCAGTAATCAGACCCTTGGCGCTATAGGTAACGACATGGTGCGTTGAGCTGGCCGTTACGTCGTTATCAACCTCAATGGTGTTGGAGTCCAT